GTCTTCCTTTGTTTGCGCAACTGCCCAAACAAACCTTCGACAGCGCATCGGATATTTCGGCACCGAGAACGGCGTATATCTCGAGCAAGACGGAGACACCGTTTACTTTGTTCTTCGCAGCTCTGTCAGTGGCAGTGTGGTGAATACCCGTATCGCTCAAAGTAACTGGAACTTCGATACGTTTGATGGGACTGGTTTATCGGGGCGCGATTTAGACCTGGCTACAGCTCAAATTGTTTGGTTCGATCTCGAATGGTTAGGTGTCGGTGATGTTCGTTGCGGCTTCATCGTGGAGGGTCGCTTTAACCTGGCGCACACATTTCACAGCGACAATATCAACAGCACTACCTATATGACCACCGCTGTCTTACCGTTGAGACAGGAAATAGAGAACACCGGAGTCCTCACTACAGAAGCGACTGCCAAACAAATTTGCAACACCGTTGCATCCGAGGGCGGTTATCAAGGTTTTTCGCGGCAGCGCAGCGTATCCACTGGGTCTACACCAGTCACCCTTACAACTGCAGGCACTACTTATCCTATTATTGCTTTACGCCTCAATAGCGCACGCATTGATAGTGTTGTAATTCCAGCTAGTATTAGTGCAGCAGTAGAGCAAACCACCAATAACAAGCTCGATATTGTGGAGTTTCATCTAATTTTGAATCCCACATCGATTACTGGCGGCTCATGGAGCACGCACCCCGCTAATTTAGTGCAATACAACACAGGCATAACAAGCTACTTAGGAGGTGATGAGCTTATTAGCGGTTATTTAACTAGCGCGACTAAACTTGACTTAGGTGACATTAATAATTTTAATTTTCAACTCGGGCGAACCATAGCTGGTGTCAGTGACGTTTTCCTTATTGCCGCTACACCTACTAATGACGGCGGAAAACTGTTCTTAGATACTTCTTGGGTAGAAGTAATCTAGATGTCTCTTAGCAGTGATTGAAAAGTAATATCGTAAATTTCACATAAAGCTATGAGCTTCATTACTGATATTTCCACTTCTCCTTTTTCAAACCGCGAATAAGCCGCTTGACTTATTCCCAATTCCCCAGCCACTCTTAACTGAGTAAACCCTCGGTACTCACGCAATGCGCGGATGCGCCGGCACAGCGTCAACTGTCTGTGAATTGCCAACTGCGGTAGCCGTTCTTCGTATAAAGCTACCAAATTTCACAGTAACAGGTAAGATTTAACGCATGGAAACATCAGTAACCCGATACGATTTTGCGCCCATAACGGGAAGCGAGATCACACCGGAGGGTTATCTCCGAGTGTGGTCCCGCGCCGCCCGTGTAGGTACACAACTCTATCGTCGTGCTGATGGTTCCCAGGTCCGCGAGTACCGACCTCCTGAAGAGGTCAGTAACCCGGATTCTTTATCTACGTTCGGGATGAAACCCGCAACGTGGGGTCACCCTCCTGTTCTTCTCGATTCTCTAAACACTAAGAAGTTCCAAGTTGGCTATTCCGGTAGTCAAGTTAGGTACAACGATGGTTTTGTAGAAGTTGCGCTCCTTGTCACAGACGACGAAGCAATTGAAAAGATCAAGAGAAAGGATGCCAGCCAGGTATCTGCCGGTTACAAGGTCGATTTCGACCCGACCCCCGGGGTTACCCCTGAGGGCGAAGAGTATGCCGGCGTTCAGCGCAACATCCGTGTGAACCACATCGCCATCGTCCCCCGCGGCCGGGCTGGCCCGGAGGTTCGACTCTTGCTTGATCGTATGGATGCAGCCGATGCTGTAGCCAACCCCACCGAGCAAGAAATGGCGCCCCAGTCCAGTTCAACTGCATCTCCCGTTATGGCAACCGTCAAACTCGACGGCCTGGAGATCGATTTGCCCGCAGAAACAGCTAGTGCGGTCCAGTCCTACTCCCGGGACATGGGGCGCCAGCTGGAGGCTTTCGCCACCGAGCGCGATGAGCTTTCCAACAAGCTTGATTCTCTGCAGGCCGACTTCGATTCCCTGGCTCTCGAAAAAGAAGCCGCCGAAGGTCGTGCCGACGCTCTTGAAGAAGAGCTCGCGTCTTCCGACACCCCGCGCATCGATACCGCCGAGCTCGACCAGCTCGTCGCGGCGCGCCTGGATACCCTGCAGCGTCTGGCTCCCGCTTTTGCCGAGGACTTCACGTTCGACGGCATCGACGACGCCACGCTCTACACCCAGGCTTACGAGAACCTGACCGGTTCCGCACCTCGCGAAGACGCCGAGCCCGCCTACATCCAAGGCGTGGTCGAAGGCATCCTCGCTGCTCACGTTGATTCCGCAGAGGAACACGACGAAGAGGAAGAGGACTACGAGAGCGAAACCATCAATCAGGACTCCGCTGACCGCGAAGACAGCACCAACGTTCTTCGTAACGCACTGAAAGGTGCCGGTCGCGGTGCCGCCGACCCTGTTTCTGCCTACCGGGCCAAGCAGGTTGAGGCTTGGAAACGTCCCCTCACCGCCACCAAGTAAGGAGTCCCTTCAATGGCCGTAACTTTCACCCCTACCACTGTCACCAGTCCTTCTGGTGCACAAGGCAGCTATCCGCTCGAACTGACCGCTGGTCACGAAGGCATGCTCGCTGATCTGCAGGCTTATGTGTCCCGCAGCTACTACAACCAGTCCGGTGCCGCTATTCCTTTCGGCTCCCTGGTTGCCACCGATAACACCCCCACCTCGAACGATCCGTTCGCGGTCGCCCTGGCCACCAGCGGCACTGGCGTTGTGGGCCTTGCCATCGACGGCATGACCTTCGAGGGCGTCAGCGGTTCTTCCGCCTACACCCCCAACCCCACCAACATCATCGCTGACGGTTCCTCCCGTGTTGGCTACCCCGACACTCAGACCGTCAACGTGCTGTCCAAGGGTGTTGTTTGGGTGTACAGCACCGCTGCCATCGCGCTCGGTGATGCCGTGCGTTTCTTCGGTGTTGACCATTCCGGCACTGTGGATGGCGCCTACGTAGGCCGCTTTACTGACACCGCCGTAGCTAACAAGACCTTCGCTTTGACCGGCGGAGCTCGTTGGCTGTCGGAAACCAGTGGCGCAGGTCTGGTACTCCTGGAGATCGACATCCCCGGGGTAACTTTCACCGCCGACACTTGATCACGGAGCCCCTCCAATGACTTCAGAAATCCGTAATGACGAGGTCGGTCTCTTTCTCGCCCGCGAACTGGAAACCATCCTGGCTCGCACCTTCGAGGTTGAGTACGCCGACATCAAATACAGCGCGATCATCCCCGTCTCATCCGAGGTGGGCAATGGCGCTGATTCCTACACCTATCGCGTCTTCGACAAGCAAGGCTCGATGAAGGTGATTGGCGACAAGGCCAAGGATCTGCCTCGGGCAGACGTGCTCCGTAAGGAGGTCACGCACCCGATCCGCTCCCTGGGTGGTTCTTTCGCCTACACCGTGCAGGAAACCCGCGCCGCCGCCATGGTGCCGGGTATGAACCTCGAGCAACGCCGCGCCAACGCTGTGCGGCGTGCTTACGAGGAAAAAGTTCAAGAGATCGCCTATTTTGGCGAGGCTCCTTCAGGCATGAAGGGCTTCTTCAATAACGATCAGGTGGACAAGCTTGTGCCGGATCATTGGTTCGACACTTCTGACATCACCACCGATGAGATGCTGCAGCTGCTCAACGAGGCTCCCACTCGTCTTGTGCAGAACAGCAACATGAAGGAGATGCCCAACACGATGTTGGTGCCCTACGACGTGTATCGCGTCATCTCTACAACCCCACGCAGCACTACCTCCGACACCACGGTGATGGAGTTCTTCCTGCGTACGAACCCGATGATCACCGCCATCGAGCCCATCAACGAGCTCGAGGCTTCCAAGTCTGGCGGCTTCTTGTCCAAGGACCGGATCATCTGCTACGACCGCAGCCCCGACAAGCTGCAGCTGCACATTCCGCAGCCTCTCGAGTTCTTCCCCCCTGTGCGGCAGGAGCTTGAGTTCACCGTGGCAGCTCATGCTCGCACCGGCGGCATGTCCCTCTACTACCCCAAGAGCGCACTTGTGCTCGAAAAGGCCTGATAAAGGTCGGTAAGCTGATGCTTGCTTTTTTGGCTCTTTCACCTCTGTAGTAATGATTCTCGTTTATCGACCTGAACTCGAAAGTCCTCCGATGGACAAAGAGTGCACGATTAGCTTCTCTTTCATTGAAGAGAAGGGACAGCCATCTAACATCAAGGTCACGTCTGGAGTCAATCGTGCTTTCCCCGAAGCCATTTGGGAGAAAATCAAGAACTACGATTACGTCAAGTCCCTGCTCAAACTCGGTGCACTCCGCGTCGAGGAAGAGGAGAAAGCTGTGGTTGCTGAAGCTTCCCCAGCTGAAACGGACTCCCTTGCCGATATGCCTGTAACTCAGGCCATGAGTCTTGTGGAGAACAGCTTCGACGTCACCCAGCTTCGCCGCTGGGAGGGAGGTGAGCAACGCATCCGCGTCATCAACGCGATTAACAAGCGCGTCGCGGCCATTTCGGAAGGCAAGGGCTGATGGCTGTCCCCACCTCAAGCGATTTCCTGGCTCGGTTCCCCGAGTTCGGTGAGCTCACTCTCACCATTGTCGAGGGAGCGATCGCAGAGGCGGGGCGTGCCACCCCAGAAACTCAATGGGGCGAAGTCCACACCGAGGCTGTCAGCTATCTGGCAGCCCATAGCCTCTCCACCCGGGTGATGCAAGTCGGCCTTCAGGTCGGCAGTCAATCAGGACAACCTTTCGGCACCGGTTTCAAAGCCAGTCTTTATGGACAGGAGTATGAACGGCTGAAAGACACATTGCCTTTATCTGGCTTCGCGCTGTAGCTATGGCTATTTCCGCCACCACTATTGCCAACTACGCCCCTTGGGGGAATGCTCAGCTGGCTTTCGAGGTCGGTGGAACCCAGCTCAGCGTGGATCCAGCTACCGGAAACACGATTCAAACGTCTGAGACTGTCGAATACCTGGCAGCTTTAAACCTTGAAGCCCCTTCTTGGAATGGGCAGTCAGGTGCTGACAACTCTAGTTACAACTGCAGTGGTCGGTTACTAAATCCTGCGCGTTTAGACACGCGGATTACCAATGGCAGTCAAGCTGAAGCCGTCATTAACGGTTATCACGGCCGTTTTGAGCTCGGTTTTGAGCTCAATATGGACAACGCTGCTTATCAGGATATTCGGCAATCTATTCAAGGCACATTTCGTGTAATTGGAGGTCCGAGCAATGGCTAAGCGTCCGCTCAACAACCAGCTCCGCGCTGCCGCTGCCCAGGCCACGCAGCAACTCGCCAGCTGGCTCGATACCCGCTTCACGGAGGAGATTTCCGCCGCCAAGTGGAGCTACCCCACCCCGCCACAAGTGCGGGACATCGTTGACACCGGCCGCCTTCGCGCCAGCCAGACGCGCGTCATCAATCCAGATGGCTCGATCACGTTCACCTGGCCTGTGGAGTACGCCGCGCAAGTCCACGAGGGCGGAGTTTCTACCTCTGGGCTCCGGTTCCCCGGGCGCCCTTGGACGAAAGCTCCTCTGGAGGAGGCCCCCGCACAGTTTCAGCGTTTTGCACAAGA